CAGGTATTGCCGCTACTTCAGCTGTTGGATCAGTTACTGTAACAGGAAAAGTAAATATTATCCCAACTGGTCAAGTAGCTACAGGACAAGTTGGATCTATTATTCCAAACGCTCAAGCCAAAGTATATATTTTAGGTGTTAGCGCAACAGGAGAAGTTGGTAACTTGTTAATATGGTCACTTATTGATGAAAACCAAACTCCGCATTATACTAATATAACAGATACGCAATCATCTTCATTTTCAGAAATAGATGAAACTCAAATACCAAGTTGGGAAGAAGTAGCGTAGAATAAAAAAAAGAGGTAAATAAATGGCAAGTACATATGTAAACGATCTGCGATTAGCAGAGATGGCCACAGGAGATCAGTCAGGTACCTGGGGAAATACTACAAATACTAATTTAGAGCTGATTGGTGAAGCATTAGGTTACGGCACAGAAGGCATTACAACCAATGCTGATACTCATACGACTACAGTAGCAGATGGTGCAACTGATCCAGGAAGAGCTATGTATATTGAATACACAGGTACACTAGATTCAGCTTGTACTATTACAATTGCTCCTAACACACTTAACAGAATGCACTTTATCGAAAATGGTACAAGTGGTTCTCAAAATATAATTATTAAACAAGGCTCTGGAGCTACTATAACTATTCCACCAGGAGATGTTAAAGCAGTTTATTTAGATGGAGCAGGAAGTGGAGCTAAAGTTGTTGATGCTTTTGCTAGTCTTAATGTAGTTGACCTTAAAGTACAAGACGATCTTACAGTTACTGATGATGTCATTATTGGTGGCGATATAGACCTAGAAGGTGCTATTGATGTTAATGGAACAGCTAACCTAGATGTTGTAGATATTGATGGAGCAGTAGATATGGCTTCTACACTTCAAGTTGATGGTGTAGCTACTTTTACTGGTAGAGATATTCATAGTGGTGGTATTACTATTGCTAATGCAGGACAAATTGGCTCAGTCGGAGATACAGATGCAATAGCAATCGCAAGTGATGGTGTTGTTACTCTCACACAAAAATTAGTAGGTACTGAATTAGATATCTCAGGAAATGTAGATGTAGACGGAACTACAGAAACAGATGTTCTAACCATTAATGGTTCGCAATTTAATTACAAAGCATTTGGCACATCCTCCATAATGATTGGAGATACAACCACAGGCACGATTGATGCTGCTGACTATAATACTGGTGTTGGAGTGGATGTTTTTGCAGCTTTGACTTCAGGAGATGGAAATACAGCTGTAGGGTTTCAAACTCTAGCAGCAAATACTTCAGGTGGGAAAAATTCTGCATTTGGTCAAGATGCACTAAAATTAAATACAACAGGAATAGAAAATGCTGCGTTTGGTTTTAAATGTTTAGATGCAAATGTTTCAGGAAATTATAATTGTGGTTTTGGAAAATCTACATTAGGAGGAAATACAGGTTCTAATAATTCTGCTTTTGGTGCAGCAGCAATGGCAGCAAATAGTTCAGGAGCTAGTAATACAGCAGTTGGTTATGCAGCTTTAGACGCCAACACCACAGCAAACCACAATACAGCAGTTGGAGCAAGCTCTTTATCAGCAAATACAACAGGTACACAAAACACTGCTCTTGGCTCTTCTGCTGGTAGAAGCTACACAACTGGTAATTACAATGTTGCGATAGGGTATGCAGCTTCAGATGCTTCTACAACAAGTAGTGATAATGTGTCAATTGGTCGTTATGCGATGATAACGAACACAACGGGTGGTGCTAATGTAGGTATAGGTTCTAATGTAATGTATGCAAATACTACAGGAAATTACAACACAGCCATTGGTTATGGTTCTCTTGATGCCAATACCACAGCAAGTTACAACATAGCAATGGGTTATTTATCAGCAACAAGAAACACTACAGGAACTTATAATACTGCTTTGGGTTCAAATGCTTTAGCCTACAATACTACATCTAATGCTAATACTGCTGTAGGTTATAATGCAGGAACTTTATGTACAGGTGCTGAAAATACTTTTGTAGGTTATGAAGCAGGTGGAAATGTAACAACAGGAGCTGATAATACTTTTATAGGCTATCAGGCAGCTCATTATCAAAATGCTGTAACAACAGGAGCTGATAATACTGTTGTAGGAGCTTATGCTAGAACTTCATCAGCTTCAGTTAGTAATGAGGGTGTCTATGGTCGTTATGCTTTAGGACAAGGAGCAGCAACAGCAACAATAGGTATTAGTGGTAATGGAGTTCATATTGCACTTAATGGAAGTACAACTTCTTGGTCTGCTCATTCTGATGAAAGACTTAAAGAAAACATTCAAGACTCAACAGCAGGACTTTCTTTTATTAACGATTTAAGACCTATAACCTATAATTGGAAATCTAAAAAAGATATATCTGAGGACTTTGTAAACTATTATGATGCTGATTCAGACGAACCAGTACAAGGTCAAGTTAAACAAACCAATCATGGTTTTATAGCACAGGAAGTAAAAACAGCGATAGATGCACATCCTGAAATAAAAGAAGGACATTCTATTTGGAGAGAGTCTCCCGATGGTGTTCAAAATGTAGCAGATGGTGCTTTAGTACCAATGCTTGTAAAAGCAGTACAAGAACTTTCAGCAGAAGTTGAAACACTTAAATCACAATTATGAGAATAAAATGGCAACAGTAGCAGAAGTATTAACAGCAGCAACCGATAGTGTAACGGTTATCAACGACATTAACACTAACGGTAGTAACTCAATATATGTAGGTTCAACTACAGATCCTGATGGAAATGTAATAGCTTCTACATGGACTCAAGCAGAAATAAACGAGTTAGTACAACGTAACGTAGACCATTTAGAAACTATCTTGCTTTACGAACCTGTAGACTCAAATGATGAAACACCTAACGTAAAAGGATCATCTTCAAGTAAAAAAACTACTTGTAGTGGTGGAGTTACAACTGGCAAAGCATATATCGCAGCTAACTAATGTCTAAAGATAAAGTAGAAACTAAAGAAATTGAGCTGTCAGAAAAACAACAATACATACAGTTGCAATTAACTGATCTTGCAAACAAAGAGAAAACTCTTATGTTTCAATTAGATCAAGTAAAAGCATCTCAACAAGTTTTTAACCAGGCTTTTATAGAAGCTTCTAAGGAAGTGTCTGAAGAAGCTTTAAAAGAAAAAAAAACAACTAGTAGTTAATTTACTTTAAAGTTATAATTACTAGCTATTATCCAAGTTGATACAACTTTGAGGAGTAAAAATGAAAAACTTATATTTAATTTTAATTGGCTTATATGCTACATCATGTGCAACAGTTAATTCAGCAATTGAAGGTGGTAAAGATATTGCCATGACTACAGTTGATACAACTATGAAAACAGCAGGCAATCTTTCAAGTGCAGCTTTAAAAGATGTTAGTGGTCTTGTTGGTACAGTAGCAGAAACTTACGAAGGCGTAATTGATACAGTTGTTGAAAACATTGATGAGCAAACTGACGAGCTTCAAGACAAACCTGAAGAGTCTAAATAATGGATGTATTAATACCATTAGTAATTATTCTAGCGGTTGCATGTTTAGCAACAAAACGCTTTGCACCCGACAATTGGGATATTATGATCTCAAATGTTAAAAAAATAGTTTCTAAATTTAAGAAATAGCATGTCTTGGTTTAAAAAAGTAATAAATTTTTTTAAGCCTCTTAGTTCAGAAGAGCTACCCAATCCTCTTAAAGAGGATATGGAAACTGTTAGAGCTAGAAATAAAAAAGGTCAGTATGTTGCTGACGATCTCACCACTCCTGACATAAACGAGGCTTACACTCAAGTACTAAAAAAAAGAGGCCAAATCAACCGAAAAAAATAATGTATCAGTATAGTTGTCAAGTTACTAAAATTATTGATGGCGATACTATTGATGTCATTCTTGATCTTGGATTTTCTATTCTTCACAAATGTCGCGTACGTCTTTATGGTATTGACACGCCTGAATCTAGAACCAGGGACAAAGATGAAAAAGTAAGAGGTAAATTAGCCGCTAAGTTTTTGCAGGATGCAATAACTAATGGTAAAAAAATTGTTTTACAATCTAAATTAAAAGATTCTAAAGGAAAGTATGGCCGTGTTTTAGGGGAAGTTATTGTAGATGATATTAATATTAATGTTTCTATGATTGAAAATTTTTTGGCTGTTGCATATTATGGACAAAGTAAAAATGATATTGAAGCAGAACATTTAATCAATAGAGATAAATTAATTAAATTAGGAGTTTTTACCCCGAATGAACAAGAAGGACCAAAGAAAACATGACAACATGCTTGTATGGGCAGGCTTTCTATTAGTAATAACAATGGTGATTGGTATATCTATTAATGCCAACGCCCAGTCATCTCAACAGTCAGGTACAGCTTGCGTTAACGGTTCTCAGTATTGTGAGAACAACAGTCTTGATACCGTTAACAACACAACGACCAACAATACCAATACGAACACCAATACTAATCAAAATACTAATACGAACACTAATACAAATAACAATACCAACGTATCCACCAACACAAATAATTCGACAAACACAAATTCAAACACAAATAATTCGACCAATTCAAATACGAATGTAAACAATTCGACCTCGAATAACACCAATACGAATAACAACGTCAATACTTCAACTTCGACTTCTAACTCAACGGTTAATTCAACAGTAAATCAAAATGTTAACAATACAAATAATTCTACTTCGACCAGCTCTAATACAAATCAAAACACCAATATTAATCAGTCTACTTCTGATTCAAACGTAAAAACCAATAATGTTAACCAAAACAATAACAACACAAAATCGGACAATACGAATCGAAACATTAACGAATCTAATTCTACTCAAACTATTAATCAGAACGTCAAGAGCAAAGCTCCTCCAGCTTCTGCGATAGCTCCAAGCATTATGTCTTATTCGCAAGATCTTTGTACTGTAGGCCGTTCTGGTGCATTCCAAGGGCAAGTATTTGGGTTCTCTACAGGAGCTACTGTAACTGACGAGAACTGTGAACGCTTAAAACTTTCCAAGTATCTATATGATACTGGTATGAAAGTGGCCTCAGTATCTATTCTTTGCCAAGATAAAAGAGTTTTTAAAGCTATGGAGATGGCAGGTACGCCTTGTCCTTACAAAGGTAAAATTGGAGCAGAGGCCACAAAAGCTTGGGCAGACAACGCATCAAAAAGACCAGATGTTAAAGAACAAGAAGAATTTTTTATACAAGAATGCACCCACGATAGAAACCCTAACCGAGACAAGATCAATAAAGACGTTGTTGGAGCAGTCAAAGTTATTTACACAAGAAAAACTAAAACTAAAAAACAATGCAAAAAAGAGTTTTATGCTACGCAGTAGCTAGTCTGTTATCCTTTAGTGTATATGGACAGTACACCTATGAAGCAGGGCAAGACCTTTATCATTTGCAAACAAATGCTAATAACTTTGAGGGCGAATTAGCATACGAAGTTGTAGATGATGGTATTAGTCCTGCAATTGACCTTTCTTTTAATTTTACTTTTTACGGCTCTACATTTACACAAGCACGAATGGCAACAAATGGATGTTTACATTTTGGCAATAATGGTAGCTATTGTAATGACTATACTCCTGACCCTATTAACGGACAGCACACTTACACCATATACCCTTTCTGGACTGACCTTATAAGAGACAATAATTCTCGTATGAAGTCTTGGGGTGACTCAGGCAAGATGATCTTTGGTTGGTACGACATGAGGGAGTACAACAGAAGCAATACAGACAACAGCTTTGAGATAATACTGTGGAACAATAACTCTTTTGACATACGCTATGGCGCATTGGAGATTATCAACCATGACGTTTTAATTGGTGAAGTAGGTTCTAAAAAAGAAGATTCATACACATACTATTACCATGATGAATGTTCTACTGGTACAACCAACTCTAGCGCCTGTGTTAATACCAATTGGAACACCACCACCATTAACACCACGCTTGAAAATGGAGGTTCTTTGTACGGTTCAGGCAGCGGTAATGGCGTAGACTGTAGTGACCCACTAAACGATTCTAGTTGTTCAGGATATGCGGATGCTTTATTAACTCAACAATGTAATATAACTGGTCTTTATAGTGAATCATGCCCTAATTATTGGCAAGCTTATGATGACCAGCAATGCGATGAAGATCCACAATACGCACCGTTTTGCCAAGGTTACAGACAAGAAGATTCAGTAGCTTTTTTTGATGATGAGCAGGTTGACTATGGTTTTATAGATGAACAAGATCAATTTGCCACAGGTATATTTACAGAAGATCATCACGATAACCAAGGTTTTGAAGAACAATTTACTATTACAGAAATATTTGAAGATGATATGTTTCCACCTTTTGAAGAATTTAACGGTGATAACTTTGAAGAATTCTTTGGTGGCCCAGAGCCTGAAGAATTAATTATATTCTTTGACTCTCAACCTTTGCCTTTTATAGATGAATTTAACCTACATCATGACGATAACTTTCATCATCAAGACGATATATTAATAGAAGAGTTTATATTTCAAGAAACATTTCTTGTTGAAGATTATGCAGAACCAAACACATTTATTGAATTAGAAACTATTGAAGAGCTAGAAGAAAGACTGGAAGAAGAAACAAATGAACACTTTGAAGAACGACATGAAGAAGAATTTGTTGATCTTGATGATCCTGAAGAAGAATTTATAGAAGAAATATTTGAAGAAGAAGCTGTAGAAGAAATATTTGAAGCTATAGAAGAACGCATAGCCGAAGCCGAAATAGAGGAAGAAAGATTAGAAAGAGAAGAAGTAGTTGAAGAGTTTGAAGAAGTTTTTGAAGAAGAGTTTCAAACCGCAGAAAGAGAAGAGGCTACAGGTAAAAGTTCTATTAGTAGGGATATAGCATTAAAAGTTGTTGCATCTACCATAACAGTTGCAAATCAAAGTGTTAGCGGTACTAACTCTGGTAATTCTATACATGCTACCGGAAATACTTTAGCAGCAGGTAATGCCGTAAGTAACTCATCTAATTCTGGTATTAGCACCAGTAGTTCGCCTAGCATGTCAGATCAGTTTGCATCATCTACTGCTCAAACCAATCAAGTTCTTAATATGAGTAGCATGTCTGTATCCGGCTCTTCTTTTAGCTCTACATCTGTAGAAACCGAAACAGTTTCAACAGACGCTGTTGTTTCAGTTGGAACAGTAGAAACAACGCAAGACCAAATGGATACATCTATTGCGTCTGTAAGTGCTGATACAGACAGCGAAACAACTGTAGAAAATATTATTGCTCAGAACCTACAAACGGCTCAAGAACAAGTTGCGGCCAAACAAGAAGAGACTGGCGAGTATGGTTCAGAAAACGCTATTATTGCCGTTATGGGATTTTTACCAGGTTTTAATGCTTATAGAGCAGTAGACATGCCGCAAAAAGAATTGTGGTATGAACCAAAAAGCATTTATACTAATAATACAATATCAGATAATACTGCTGCATTTTATGGTCTAGCAGGACAAAGTATAAAAACTTTAACTGATTTAAGAAAATTACAACCAGCATTATAGGAGACTGAAATGAATTGGTTTGAAAACAAAACGACACAACTTATAGCCCTTGCAGGTATCGTTACAACACTTGCTGGCTTTGGGTATCAAGGCGCTCAGTATGTAAATAGGTTAGATAACCTAGAAGCACAAATAGGTGGCATAAGTGATACAGAGCAAGCACAAAAGTTTATAGAAGAACGCTTTGCTGCTATAGAAACATCAGTACAGTTTTTAGAAAAAGAAATAGACAATATTGAAGTTCCTGATGTTACAGAGATTAAAACAGATATAGCTACCATCAAAGCTGACTTACAATCTTTAGAGAAAGAAATAGACAAGTTAGAAGATAGCAATCCATTAGCGGGGTAATTATGAAATTTAATTTAATAAAAAATGTAGTTGGTGCCATAGCTCCAACATTAGGTTCAGCATTAGGTGGCCCTTTAGGTGGTCAGGCTGCATCAGTTGTTGCACAAGTCTTAGGTTGTAAAGCAGAACCAAAAGCAATCAATCAAGCCATACAAGAGGCTACACCTGAACAAATGATTGAGCTTAAAAAAGCAGAGCAAAGCTTTGAGTTGCAGATGAAAGAACTTGAGGTAGATGTATTTAAGTTAGAAGTAGCAGACAAACAAGATGCTAGAGGCAAGTTTAGTAAAGACTGGACTGCAAGAATTATGGGTATTGCTGTCGTTGGTGGCTTTATGGGATATATATTCTTAGTCACACTACAACCGCCAGAGCAAAACTCTGAAGCTCTTATTAACTTAGTATTAGGATATTTAGGTGGATTAGCGTCTGCTGTTATATCTTTTTATTTTGGTGCTTCAAATACACCTGATAAAGATGACTAGCAGAAAAACAGCATCAGATGTGCATTCCGACTTAAAATCTCACGAAGCAAAATGTGAAGAAAGATGGAAGACCATATTCAAAGAAACAGCAGAAATAAAACAAGAAATGAGCAATCTAAATGGAACGCTCAAAATGGCTGTATTTGGAACTTTTGGATTTATGGCAACTTTATTAATAGCTTCTTTAACAGGGGTAGTAGCAATATAATGAATATTTCAGATGATGGATTTCATATTATAAAAAAATTTGAAGGTTGCGAATTAGAAGCTTACAAATGTGCAGCAGGAGTTTGGACTATAGGATATGGACATACCAAAGAAGTACAAGAAGGTGATAAATGGACTAAAGAGAAAGCCGACTTTATGTTATGGCGCGAACTAGAAGATGAGTATGAGCATTATGTTAACAGCCTCGTAACAGTTCCTCTAAACCAATGTCAGTTTGATTCTTTAGTTTCTTGGGTATACAACTTAGGACCAGTAAATTTAAAAGCATCTACTTTGTTAAAAAAATTAAATTTAGGTGATTACGAAGACGTACCAAATCAAATAAAGCGTTGGAACAAAGCTACAGTAAATGGCGAAAGAAAAGTTTTAGCTGGTCTTACAAGAAGAAGAGAAGCAGAAGCTTTAATGTTTGAAGGAAAAGCATGGGATCATATATAAAATGGCTTTACAAAAAACAGTATTTAGACCAGGTATAAATAGAGAGGGTACTGACTACGATAATGAGGGTGGTTGGTTTGATTGCAATTTAGTTCGTTTTAGAAAAGGCAGACCTGAAAAGTTTGGTGGATGGTCAAAAATAACCACAAATACTTTTTTAGGAACATGCAGGGCATTACACTCTTGGATAGCATTATCTGGAACAAAATTTTTAGGCTTAGGAACAACATTTAAATACTATATAGAAGAAGGATCTACCTTTAATGATATTACTCCAATTAGATTAACCACTGGCGCAGGAGATGTAACTTTTGCCAAGGTTGCAACTGGGGATGCAACAATTACTGTCGCTGATACAGCTCATGGTGCAGTTGTTAACGATTTTGTAACTTTTTCAGGAGCAGCATCTCTTGGTGCCAATATTACTGCTGCGGTACTTAATCAAGAATATCAAATAGCAACAATTGTAAATACTAATTCATATACGATTGAAGCCAAAAATACTAGCGGCGATACAGTATTAGCTGCGGCTGGAGACAGCGGTAATGGTGGCGGATCAACCGTTGGCACTTATCAAATAAATGTAGGTCTTGATGTTTATTTGCCGGGTACTGGGTGGGGTATAAATGGTTGGGGAGAAGGAAGTTTTGGATCTGCTTCATCCTTATCAAGCACTAATCAGCTTAGATTATGGACTCACGATAATTTTGGTGAGGATATAATTATTAATCAAAGAGCAGCTGGTATTTATAAATGGGTAGAAAATAATGGCACAAATACTAGAGCTGTTAATCTATCTACTATTGCCGGAGCCAATCAGGTTCCAACCGTAGGTTTACAAGTCATCACCTCAGAAAAAGATCGTCATTTAATTGTTTTAGGTGCAGATCCTATATCAGGCAGTTCAAGAACTGGTGTAGTAGATCCTATGTTAATTGCATTTAGCGATCAAGAAAATTCTTTAGAATTTGAACCTCAAACAACAAATACAGCAGGTTCTTTAAGATTGTCTTCTGGTTCATCTATCATAGGTTCAGTAAAAGCTAGGCAAGAAATATTAATTTGGACCGATACTGCTTTTTACAGTATGCAGTTTGTTGGCCCGCCTCTTACTTTTGCTGTAAATTTAATTAACGAAGGAACTGGATTGATTGGACCAAAAGCAGCGGTAACTGCTCCACAAGGCGTTTACTGGATGAGTTATAACAATTTTTATGTTTATAACGGTAGTGTGCAAACCTTACCTTGTACGGTACAAGATTATGTTTTCTCTGACATAAATCTAATTCAGTCATTTAAGATAAATGCATTTACGATTGCTGATAAAAATGAAGTTGGATGGTTTTACTGTTCTAAAAATGCTACGGAAGTAGATAGGTATGTAATCTTTAATTATTTAGAAAATGTTTGGTTTTATGGTTCTTTAACCAGAACTGCTTGGATAGATGCAAGTACAGAAAATTATCCTAGAGCTGTTAGTGACGGTTACCTTTATCAACAAGAAAATGGTTTTGACGATGATGGATCTCCTATGACCAATGTGTTTATTGAAAGTTCTGATTTTGACTTGGGTGATGGTGAACAATTTACTTTTATAAGAACAATTATTCCTGATTTTAAATTTTTACAAAATTCTAATGAAAACGGTTCTATTAATATGGTGGTAAAAACCAGAAATTATCCTGGAGACTCTTTAGCTGTAAGTTCTACTAGCGCTATTCAAAAAGATACCCAGCAAGTTTTTGTGCGGGGTCGAGCAAGGCAAATAGTTTTAAGAATAGAATCAGATGATGATGCGGACAATAGTGGTAATTTAGGAATTGGATGGAGGCTAGGTGCTACAAGACTTGACATTAGAACTGATGGCAAAAGATGAGCAAAATATTACAAACTCAACTACCGCTTGCATCTGATACAGTTACTCCTGATATTTTTAATAGACTTACTAGAATATTAGAAATAAATTTAGGCGCAATTGATATTAATAAAACTCAACAAGTAAATGATGCAGACAAACTTAAATTTAACTTTTTAGCTGGCAGTATTATCTGGAACACCACTTTAGGTGTTTTGCAGGTATACACAGGAAATAAATGGGTTGATATAGGAGAAAGAACCAATAACCTTGGTTTTGAAGTCTCTGCTGATCTAGGCAAGGTAGATATAAAAATAGCTGGTGATATAGCAATAAACGTAGCAAGTTTTTAATTATGGCTGAACTAGCTCAAGCGCAAGAATATAAAACAAAAAACATATTGCTTGAACATCCTGCTGATTGGTACATCAACAAACATACCTTTGACGCTGTTAAAGACTCTATGCCAAACATAGTAGATTTTTACAATAGCCAAGGCAACATCAATCCTGTAAAGAATAAACTTCACAACATAATTCAAGAACCGTTAAAAGATGTATATACGGTTCCATTCTTTTCTGAAAAGTTTTGCTCAATATTAGTTGATGAAATGCATAATTTAGAGAGGTTTTACGGGTTTACTCCTAACGCTGAAGAGGACACACTTAGACAAATACCCGAAATAACTTTTCAGGATAATTGTCCAGAAGTCTATCAATCTTTGTTTCAAACGATATATACTATAGGTAATCCTATATTTTTGAATATTTGGAATAGGCATGTAAATGGTGGTGCAATTCAAATAGCTAACTATAATTTAAAGGATAAAAAACAAGGTGCTTGGCATCATGATGCAAGCGCTGACATTAGTATGGTTGTCCCCTTAAATACAGGCGAGTATGAGGGAGGCGGGACTGAGTTTTTAAATCGTGGTACAGTTGAACCATTACCTACAGGCCACGCTCTAATATTTCCGAGCTTTACCCATATGCATAGAGGCCTATCGGTAGAATCAGGAAATAGATACTTACTTGTATTTTGGTTAAAATGTATAGAAGAATAGGGTAGAATTTATAAATGAACGTAATAGACAACTCAGGACAAGGCTTAGCAGCACTAGGACGAGACGAAGATCGCTTTATGGCTCACGTTGCAAAAGGCGAAATGGTTGTCCCTCCAGTCATCTCAGACAAAACAAAATCACTAATTAAAAAAGAAATGCAAGCCGCTGGCTTGGATCCGCAAGAATATGAAGTTGGCGTTGGTATGTCTATCAACCCTATTACAGGACAAGCAGAGTTTGGCTTTTTGAAAAAACTAGCTAAAAGCGTTAAGAAGGTAGTTAAGAAAGTAGCGCCTGTTGCCGCTGTCATACCTGGCCCTTGGCAACCGTTTGCTGCTGTTTATCAAAAAGGTAATGCTGCGCTTAAACTTGCTAAAGGTGAGGGTGGTCTTGGTGACATCATGACCGTAATGGCTGGTGGTAATCAAAGTGTTTTTGGTAAAGATGGTGCTTTAGAAGCGATTAAAGGTGGTACTGGTATTTTAAGTGGAGCTAAGTTAGGTGACGCATTTTCAAATATAGGAAAAGTTGGCGGAAAACTTGATCTTATGGGATATGGTAAAAACGTATTAAAAGGTATGGCAAGTGATCAGAAGCAAGGTTATGGTGGATTGCTGGGCGGTAATGTAGGTAAATATAATGTTAATACTGGCATGATGGAATACCTAGATGCAGCTGGAAATATTACTACTAATATTGCAGATATTGCATCTCAAGGATTTAACCCACTACAAAGTATTTCTCCTATGAGTAATATACCAACGGAATACGTTGATGTTATGGGTAATACAGTTACAACTGAAGAATATGCAAAGTTAGATCCAACAACTAAATCAACTATTACTCCAGTAAAACCAAGCTCGGGAGTAAATATTGGTAGAGCAATATTGGGTGAAGGCAATACCCCAGACTTTATTAAGGCTGGTGAAGATTTAGCAAAAGGATTATTACCTGGTTCTGGTGGGGGCGGAGGAGGCTCTGGCATAAACCCACAAATGGCTGCTTTAGCTCTGTTATACGGTAAAGCTGTTAAAGATGCTGCAAAAAGAACCGAAGGTGGTTTAACCGATATAAGACAATCAATAAGACCAGATCTAAACCCAGCTCCTGTATTTGCTGGTTTTGATTTAGGCGTAAGAAAAGCAGCAAAGTTTGGTGGCCCGATAGGATTTAGACCACAGTTTAATCAAGGTGGTTTAGCCGCAATAGGCGACCTAGATATGCGTCAAGGTGGTGAGTCAGTTGGTCCTGGTACAGGAACATCTGATGATATACCAGCTATGCTTAGTGATGGTGAGTTTGTAATGACGGCTTCTGCTAACAACGGCGCTGGTGGTTTTCAATTCAATAAAACAAAAAAAGGTATTGAACTAATAGCTGCGAGCCAACCTAATAGAAAAAATGGTGTAAGTGTAATGAATAAACTAATGGATACCTTTGAACAATATAATGAGTCTGGAGGTATGGCGTAATGGCTAACTCAGTAGATCCCGTACTTCAGAGTCAAGTTACAGCTGAAACAATAACAGACCCGCTTATACGGGCTTTGTATTTTGGATCAGATGGTACTCCTGGTTTTTACAATCAATTACAACAAGCTGGTGCAAACTTAATAGGAAGTAGTGTTCCTTTACAACAAACTGCCGGTTTAGATTCGCTAGAAAATATAGCAAGACAAAGAGCGCAAGCTGGTCTTGGTGCATTTCAACCATTCTTTAATCAACAACAAGACTTAGTTAATCAAGCCATAGAGCAATCTAGAAGAGCAGAAGCATTACAAGATCCATACTTTACTCAAGCTGAAGATCTTCTTCAGGGAACCGTAGGTGCTTATGATCCTAGCATGACAGAACAATTCTACAATCCTTACGAGGATGCGGTTGTGCAACAAACTATTGATGATGTAATGAAAGCTGGCGACAAACAAGATATAGCAGCAATAGCGCAGAATATCTCTGCTGGCGGCGAATCAGCTTTTGGATCTAGGGCAAGACTTGGTGCAGATGAAAGAAGAGAAGCCCTTGGTAGGGGCCTAGGTGACGCACTATCAAACATTAGATCAAGAGGTTTCTCACAAGCGCAACAAACAGGCCTTGGAGAGTTTGCTAGACAAAGACAAGCAGAAAGAGCTGCGGCATCTGGATTGTTAGGTATAGGCGCACAAAGAGGAGCTGGTGCTTCTCAACTAGGATCTCAATTAGCAGGATATGGTGGTCAGCTGTCTGGTATAGGAACAAACCTAGAAGCATTAAACAGAGGCCAAAGAGCCGAACTAGCAGGCTTTGGTGCTGGTGCAAGAGGAATTGCAGATCTACAAAATCAAAGACAGTTTACGCAACAATTGCAACAGCAAATGAGGCCGTTACAAACTATGCAGGGTATTGGTGCTTTACTACCTGGCTACAAACAAGCAGGAAGCCAGATTGATTCTACCTACGGTATGGCTCCTGATCCAAGCGCTCAAGGTCTTGGAGCAGCTTTCTCTGCTTACGGAGCTTTAGTACCAAACAGAGGCAACTAACATGAACTTTCTTAATAGAAGGATGTTTCAAGAAGGTGGTGGTGCTAATCAATACTATTATGTTGACAAACAAAATAATCAACAAATTCCATTAGACGAAAACAAACTTTTTGAAATTTTACAAACTGCACCAATACCAGAATTAGAAGCATTAATTCAAAATCCTAGTGTTTCATACAGTCCACAAACTCAAGAAATATTTAGAAAAATAGTTGGAACAAGGAAAGCTAGATTTTCTAGTGTAAGCCCTAGTATGTTTGAATTTGGAAAACAACTTCCAGATTATTTAAGTGTTGGTTCTGGCCTGCAAGATATTGGTGGTGTTGTAAAAGATACGGCTGGTGAAATTGTTGAGAGAGGCATTCAACTAGGATCTGGTTTTATGGCTGATGCAGAAAAACCAAAAGATATTTTTACTACAGATCGGTATCCTTTTGATTCTCCAAATAATATACCAGCAGGTCCTATGGCTGGTCCTGGTTTTATTCCTTCAAATGAAGGTTTATTAAGAAGAGGTTATTCAAATGAACAATTAGCATCTATTTTAAATAGAGCGCAATCAGGAGAAATACAAGATTTTGAAGAAGAAGTACAAGATCTATTAGTAGGTCCTATAAGGCAAGAACCTTCTGTCGTTAGTATTGATGAACAAGAAGACATAATAGAAGATACTCCAGCAGAAAGAGAGTTTAATTTAAATGTTAGGCCTCCAAAGCCTTTAAGTATTTCTGATTTTATTGATGAGGAAATAAAAGATTTAACCGTAAATGTTAATAAGACTGAAGAAGAAAGTAAAAATGAAATACAAAAAAAGTTTATTCCAACACTTCCTGATATAGATCCTAATCTAACTCAAGAAGAAGCTGACAAGATTAACGAAGAAGAAAAGAAAAAAGAAGAAACATCTCCTGATAAAAAAGATGATGATGCTGTTACAACTTTAGCTAACAAGCCAGGATTCTTTGGCTCTGATAATTTCCTAAACTTTATTAGAAATGTTGGTGGTGAGCTTGTTAGGACAGGCCAATTTGGTACAGGTCTTTCATCTGGTGCAGCAAAAGCTGCTGAAGAGAGAGCGGCTAGAGAATTGTTAGCAGATCAAGAAGAAAGAAAATATCAAAGAGAGATAGAACTTGCTCGAGCAAAAGCAGCGGCTACTGGTGCTAAACCTATGCCTACGGATAAAATTATTGAGCTAAATGAAAAAATGATGACTGATATAAATGAGTTTAAAGGTGGAGTAGCTGCTACAGGATTTGTAGATTTAGCAATCGAAACCATTGTGGAAGCTCAAGAAAGTGGTGAAGCTGTGGGCGGCGCTCTTGGATGGATTAATTCTTTTGCTGATAAAGTAGGTGCTTTTTTTGGAGCGCAAAAAGAATTTAGTGAATTATCTGCTCAAGAAAAAGTTAATAAATTGGTTGAAGTTGTAAGACAAAAAAACTTGCAAGCAATATTAGGAGAATCTGGTAGAACTATTTCTGATAGAGATAGGACTATTATTTTAGAAGTATTTGGAGACTTGTCTTTAACACAAGATCCTAGCATTACTCTTGGAAAACTTAGAGAATCTCGTAGAGGTTTAGCAGACAATAATGAAAAACGAAAACGAACTATAGCTACTACCTTACCTATATTGGGACAACAGGGAACTTATGGGCAACAATTTTTTGTAAACTTACTTCCTATTTACGGAGAAATTCAAGGAATAGATCCACAAGCATCCCAAGCAGCAGCTGTTTTACAACGGTTGTTAGGACAGAATGTTCAATCTAATCTAACAGAGATTGGATTAGCTGAATAAAAATGCAACGGTTTAAAGTCAATATTTCGGAAGGTGTTTCGCAAATTGTTGAAGCTGAAAATGCAACTGAAGCTAGGCAAAAAGTAAAAGCAGAAATTGCAAAAGGCGCTATATCTCCTTTTTATGACAAACTATATTTTGATTATGAAACAGGTGTTAATTACAAAGGATTAAGAGGCAAGCTAGGAAGAACCGAAACCGAACAAGAAGAAAACAAAGTATTAAGAGATTTGTTTAATTCTATTAAAGGTATAGAAACGGCTGAAGATCAAGACTCTGTTTTAGAAAACAAAGTAGGTAACGAAGGTTTTACAAGAAATACTAAAGGCCAGTTAGCTCTTACCCCAACAGGATTAGAAGAGCTAGGATTGCCCGTACAACAAAAAACATTAGCAGACGGCTCTGTAATTAACCTTAATACCGTTATTGATGAAAATAGTTTTAATCTTCGTACAGGAGACTTTGCTGACTTTTCTGGTATAGCAGGCCCGATTGCTGGTGCTTTAACTTTCTTATCTCCTCAACTAAAAGTTATTCAAGGATTAAGAGCTTTGTTTGGAGGCAATAAAGTTTTAGCTAACATATTTGCATCTGGTGTTGGTTCTGCTGTTGGTAAAGCTGCGGAAGAAGAAGTTTTTGATACTCAACAAGGATTTCAGTTACAAGACAGAGATGATTTAAATAGTTTGTATACAACTGAATTTATCTTGGGTTCTGTTGGTCAAGGTTTAGGAGAGGCCGTAGGTGGAGCTTATGGTTTGCTTCTTGGGAGAAAAGCTCCTCAAGGTGATGTAAGACTTTTAAGACAAGGTAATAAAGGTAGAGTTGTAACGGATGTTATGGCTTTAGACAGACGTTTAGGTAGAGATGCAACTGAAAAAGAAATTAAAGCAGCTATTAAAAAAGGTGAAGTTGGCATGTTGGATTATAAGTTTATTCCTTCTCAGGCTACACTTAAAAAACAACTACCTGGAAGAACTCAACAAATTTCAGAACAAGTATTGGGGCCAGCAAGAGCTAAAGAAGCAAATGAATATTTGTTTGGTAATTTAAATTATTTACTTAAAGCTATTGATGCACATGACGTTGCATCAAATAAATATATTAGTGAAGCAACCAAAGGTAGTCTTGACGAACAAATTCAACTTGCTAGAAATAATTTAAGTTTGGAAGAACAAAATGTTACCAAAGTATTAAATGAACTACTAAAAGACATTCAAGAAGATGCTTTTAATGTTGGTGATATGACTCAGATTGAAGGTTTAGAAGAAGTTGGAACAAGCATTATTGAAACTTTGCAACAAGCAAGAAGCCAAGTCGTAAGGACTATTGGTAAAAAATATGATGGAGTAGACCAACAATTTTTAGATTTAATGAAAGTTCCTGCTGGTGGAACCAGAGAAGAAAAATTAGTTGCTGGAGCATTAAGAGATACTATTGGAAGAACTCAAGCAAGATATTTAAAGGACGCAAGAAATATTCTTGAACAGTACAAAGAATCAAATAGCGCTTGGCAATTAGGAGGAGCTAGAGATCCAGATATTAGTGCTAACTTGGTAAATCAAATCGACAGCATATTAAATGATATGGAGCAAAAAGCACTAACAGGAAAATTAGATTTAAGAAACGTAAGAAATTCTTATGATACTTTAAAGGATTATGCAGAAATGAGCATGGTCCCAACTCAACTTAGAAGAACTTTAATTGCTGTGCTTAACAAATTTGATGATAGAAGAACTTTAAATATTGATGATGCGGGTTTAGTTACTAAAGGCAAACAAGGGGCCGATAGTATTTTTACATCTTTAGAGCAAACAGGAGAAGAGGAATTTGCTAGAAATTTAGCTGACACACTAAGAACTTTAAATTTAGGAGACGATTTTACAATAGAAGCAGCTCAACAAAAAGTTTTAAACGAAGCGATAGAAGGATTAAGAGATGCAAATAAATTATCAGCAAGATTGCTTGAACCGTTTGATAGAGTAGCAATTAATAGGGTTATTGAGCAAGGAGGCAGAGGAGCTACTAATGCAGATGAAGTGTATTTAAAATTAGTAGAAAAAGGTAAAACAAAAGATTTACAAGATCTATTTAAAAACCTTAGATCTTTTGATGAATACAAAAGAAAATTAGGACAAACATCAAATAAAGAACAAGAGTTAAAAGGACAACTTAGAAAAAGATTATTTTATAATGCTGGTAGATCATCTACTGATACATCTGGTCCAGAAGATGTAATTGATTTTACCGCTTTTGCAAGGACAATTAAAAAGTTTGAAGGTGAGAATGAAGGTAAGTTGCTAGCTTTGTTTGAAGATGCTGGAGGTGGAAGAAGCACAGGAAACTTAGTGCTGCAAACAATAAATCAATTAGCAAAACTCAAACCAAATTTAAAGCCTGTTGATATGAAAAATCTTGTCAACGATTTTACTGCTTCTAAAAAAGGTTTATCTGATAGCGATCAAGGTGTTGCGTTTGTTCAACAACTAAGCAAACTTGCAGATGAGTCAGAAAAGAGATTAATTTTTGAAGCTAATAGAGCTATTGTAGATCTTCCAAATAAAGGAGTTGATGAAACTGTTAAATCTATTTTTAGACCAAATGCAGGATCTAATATACAAATATTAAAAGAAACTGTAAGTCCTGAAGTTTTTAAAAGCATTCAACAATCTAGTATGCAAAAACTTTTAGCTAAATCAATTGATTTTAATTACAACGGTAAGGGCAACATAACAGAAATATTTAAGCCAGGACATTTAAAATCTGCGCTTGAAACTTATGGTGATGAAACTTTAGAAGCTATGTTTGGTAAAGAAGTTACTCAAGGTTTAAAAGATTTCCAAAGATATATAGATCTATCAACGGTTGGTGAGATTGGTAGGGGTGGCTCTGCTGGTGGATTGGTAGCAGCTGGTATTGCAGCTGGTGTTGTATTTGCTCCATTAGCTACCTTACCCACATTAGCTGGTTTGGCTATTATGAGGCAATTGTTTTCAGATCCAAGGTTTGTTGGCTTAATGTTAAAAACAGACAAAGGATCAATTAGTGAAGCAATTCGTATGGCAAGAAGAGCAGCAGGATTAGCTGGCGTAAGATACATAAATGGAGAAGCGCAAATTATAGGAGAACAAGCAGAGGAAATTGCAGAGGAAGCTGTTAACGAAGCTGAAGAGGAAGGTTTTATTGATCAAGCTAAAAAGATATTTAGATCTACCACTGATAAAGCAAGAGATGCAGCCACTCAAGCTCAACAATCTTTGCGTACAACTCAAGCAAACATACCGCTGCCAGATGTATCATCAATTGAAATGCCGACTGTAGATCCTTTGGCTAGAGATAGACTAGACTTTGATGAACAGTTATTTGGCAGACCGTCTAGGCTTGGGTAATATTCTTACCGTTTACTTCTATAACTTTTCCGTCAAAATCATTACAGATTTTTCTGATTAAAGAATTATTATAAATAGGGTGGCTTGCATATAACTTTTGTTTTTCCATCCAAGCTTCTTGTTCTTTAGTAAGCTTAGTGGTTGGTGCATTCTTCCTCATTAGAAACCTATTTCATTACGGTCCATACCCAACGGTTTATCTGATAAACAGATCCAATCTTCTACAGGTATATGTATGTATGGCTCGTTGTCTTCTTCATAAGTAGGGTTTTCGCTTATGTTCATTCTGACATCATAGGTAAAATCTTCTTTCCATTTATGCATGTAAATACCGTCAGTCATAGCATACACAATAATAAAAGGCACTCCGGTTGCTAGTGCGAATGAAGATCCTTTTCTAAGTTTGTTGGTAGATATAATAATGGTGTCGTACTTGTCGTAAGCAAAGGTTCTACATTTAACTTCACACCAGTAATTATTTTCTGCCGACTCTATCCAATAATCCAAAGAATAACTAGGCGGTAACTTATGACAGCTGACACCCCATAGGCCCTCTAAAAATCCTGCTACTCGTTCTTCTCGCTTCTGATCTTCTCTGCTTTCTAATGATGGTGTTTTCATGTTATTCCTCAAAGAAGTTAGGATCTACAGCAACAAACCTTTTGGCTGGTCTACCTTTGCCCCCAACTTTAATTTCTATTTCCTGGATCTCTCCAGCATTCTTTAATCTTTCAATAATTTCTTTTACTTCATATGACTTCATACTCCTAAATAATTCGTGTCTATCTACCTCTCTTTTAGAAATGCCTTCGCCGTTTCTAGATCTAATAAAGGATAAAACCTGTTTTATCTTAGATTCTGTTGCAGAACTGGCTACTTTGTCCCTACAGGCCTCTATAAACATAAGATCGTAGTATCTGATGTAATCTATCGCCCACTTAGTTATATCGGCTGTAATCTTAGTAGCGTCAGCGCTAGAGGCTAAAGTACAAAGCAAAGCCAATCGCATAGCTTTTTCTTTAGATCTACTCAGCAAAGGCTCAAGGTTGTCTTTTTCTAAGATGTCTTGGCGTTTGATGATCTCCCTTGCAAAGTCTTGTAGTAGCTCCTCTGATTGTCTGTCAAACTCTAATACTGTTTGACTTATATCTAACTCAGCGTTGTCTCTGCCAGCATCTGTTAGATTGCCTTTTGCTCTGCGTATGTAATTGACCCAGTTCACTACACTCATAGGTGGCTCAGTAAATCTTTTTAGATCCCCAACTCTTCTTGGCTCATTAGATTCAACAACAACAAACCTATTAAGAAATCCATCTGCGATCCTACCGCTGTTTAATGCACCATAAAAGTTCTTAGGAACTGACAAGCCAACTAAAGTAATGGCTGGCTTATATGCAACACGGTTCATCATCTGCTCTTTGAATTGTTCTTGGACAGCCATTAAAGAATAGTTATCTGGTCGTAGAGTCCCGTGACAACGACCCCAAGCTTCCATTAAGGTTTGTACGCCGTCTTCTTTGTTGGTGTTACCAGCGTTGCTGATAGCTTCTAGTCTTTTACCAAACTCATCCATAATAGTTATTTGGGTTGGTCTTATCTTGAGAACAGAATGCACAGCTCCGCTTGATGTATAACCATCCCCTACTACTAATTTTTCATGTTCGGATGCGTTTAATATAGATTCTATGAATGTTTTAATATTTTCTTTACCTTGGCCCGACTTAGCCACTCCCATAAAATACATACTAGAAAAGTTATTCATGTTAGTTCTATACAATCTTCCGCAAGTAACACTTGCTAAAGCTAATGCACCAACAAGCGATAACTCTGGTTGTGGCACTTGCGCTATATCTTCACAAAAATCAAACATGTTTTGTATCAGTCCTGGTGGGCTAAACAAATCACTTGGTCTAGTAATGCTTTCAGTAGATTGTGTAAACAAAGGTGCTATCTGATTCTTGCGATCATGCGTTCTTTTAACATTATCTACAACTGAATCAACTTCTTGTTGCGGTAGTGGTGGGTTGTTATTCTTATTCCAGTTTTGTAGGAATACTCTGACAAACTCTAGGTTTACATTTTTAGATATAAGATAGCCTGCAATCCTAGCAGCTCCATCATTTCTAGATCCTTCCAAGACACCATCTAGAGAGAAAGGTGCTGTCTGCACACTACTCTCAACTTTCGGTACACCTGTTATTTGTAAGAATTCTTTTTCAGTAAAGTCTGGGAGATCTGCACAATCATGTATTTTCCAGTCCGGTATGATTACTGGTTTGTATACTTGGCCATTAGCATGACGGTTGTACGGAGCAATAATAAGTCCGCCCACACCTCTAATATCTATTAATCGTTCTATAGGAGTTGTATT